GGAAGGCCGGTAGCGGCGGGCATTTAGGGCGATCCGCTGGGCTGCAGCGCAACCCGTACGCGCTGGCCGCGGGGCTGGCTGACCTCGGCGCGGCCCTCGGGGGCGTGCACGTTGATCTGACCGGACACGTCCACGGATTGCCGCATTGGCTCCAGCACCGGCATAGGCCCCTGGCTACTCAGTGACGCGGGGTCGCCCCCGCCCATCGCGTCCGCACCGATCCCACGCACGAAATTCACCGCCGATTCGATACGCGAAATGATCGCGCCGAACGTGGCCATGAACGACTCCGAGACCGAGCTCCACAGCCCGTCAAAGTAGCCGACGATGCCCGACCAGACGTCGGTGAATTGGTCGTAGATGTCACCGGCGAAGTCGGCGATACCCTGCAGCGCGGGCTCGAACACCTCGCGCACGCCGTCCCACAAGCCGCTGAAGAACTCGCCGACGGGTGCCCAGATCGATCGGACTCGCTCATACTCACTCGAGACGACGCTGGCGATCGCGCTCCACACGGCCGAGGCCACGTCCTTGATCCCGTTCCATAGGGTCGAGAAGAACTCGCCCACGGGCCGCCACATGATCTGGAAGCCCCGCGCGGCGATGACGGCCAGGCCGACCACGAACTCGAGGGCGGGCCGTACGAATTCCTTGACCGCCGCAAACGCGCCCATGATGGCAGCGCCGGCAGTCTTGGCAGCCATCACGATTCGGCCCGGCATGCTCAGCATGAGCTCGAACCCGCTCCGGAGCAGGTCCGCGCCCTTGCCGAGCCCCTCGAACAGCAGCCCGATACCCGAGCCGGCACCGCCAGCCGCGAGCTCCCGCACCTTGTCGAGCGGGCGCTGCATTGCGTCCGCCAGCAGTGCGATGCTCGGCAGCACGGAGACGAAGGCGCCACCGATCTTCACGGCAGCGTCGGCGACAACGCCCAGCCGCTCGCCCCAGCGCTGCGCCATCGCCTCGAATTCGGGCGTCTTGATCTTGGCGAGCAAAGCCTCGAAGCCGTCGCCGATCCCTTCGAAGACGCCTGATATATTCGTCTTCCCTGTGAAACCCTGAATGAAGCGCCGCAGCAGCGGAGCGACCGCCTTGGCGGCCAGGCCGATCTTCTGAATGAACTTCTCAGCGCCGCTGACAATTAGCCCCTTGTTCGCCTCGACCCATTTGGTGATCGACTGAACGACACCGCGCAGCGGTCCGCCCTGCAAACCAAACAGCGAGACCTTGACGCCGTCGACGGCCGACTCCAGGAGCAGGAAGTCGCCCTTGAGCGTCTTCATTCTGAGGCTGGCCATCTTCTCGGCAGAGCCAGCCGCACCCTGGAGCTCCTTGGTCAGAGACTGCGCCTTACCAGACGCGAATAGGTCCTTGAGGTTCGCTGCCGCCTTCTGTCCTCGCAGCCCGACGAGTTCGGCGAAGAACGCGACCTGATCCATGTTGCCGCCGGACTTCTCGGCGGACTTCTGGAGCTGCTCGAGCACCTGACCGAAAGGCAGCATGTTGCCCTTGGCGTCGCGGAACGAAACGCCAAGCTTCTTCATCTGGGCCTGCGCCTTGGCGCTCGGCGCAGCCATCCGTGTGAGCATCGTGTTGACGGCAGAGCCGGCAACCGAGGCGTCAAGACCGACGTCCTGCAGCAACGCGACCGCCGCCACTGTGTCTTCGAATGGGATGTTGAACTGGCGCGCCGTCGACGCCACGTTCGCCATCGACTCACCCAAGCTGCCGATCGAGCTGTTCGTGCGCGCTGACGCCAGGGCCAGCACGTCAGCCACGCGCGTCGCCTCGCTGGTGGCCATGCCCATGCCCTTGAGCACGTTTGAAACGTGGCTCGCCGTCTCGGCAAGGTCCGCGCCTTCGGCAGCTGCCGCATTCAGTACGCCACCGATGCCCTGCAAGATTTCGGCGTTCGTGAAGCCGGCCTTCGCCATGAGCTCCATGCCCTCGGCCGCTTGCGTGGCCGTGAACTTGGTGGTCGAGCCGAGCCTGAGCGCCTCTTTCTCGAGGTCCGCGATCTGGTCGCGCGTCATCAGCGAGACCGCGCCGACGTTGGTGATCGCCTGCTCGAATTCAGAGCCGGCTGTGATGATTGACTTGATGCCAGCGGCAGCAGCGGCACCCCCAATCGCAGCTACGGCGGCGCCTACGCGCAGCAGCTCCTTGGCCACACCAGCGGCAACACGACCAGCCGCCGCCGCCGCCTGCCCGATTCCGCGCATGGCTCGCTGCGTCTGCGTTTGCATCCGCTTCACTGGCGCGCTGAACTGATCTAGCGCCTTGAATACGGCTTGAATGCTAAACCTGCCGGCCATCACTTCTTCTTCGTCAGGAGCTTTCGCGTGCTCTTGATGCTCGAGCGAATGCAGTCATAGAAAAACCGGATCTCGTGGAGCTTCAGGCTTCGCTGATCGGGCAGCGTTCCGTAGTCCAGACTGATCTGCGTCAGCATCGTTCGGTAGACGGCAAACAGCTTGTGTCCGCCAACTAGGTCGCCGGTCACCCTGTCGCGCTGTCTCTCTAACTGCCCGTCTTCGCCGCTCGCGTTGACGATCAACGTGGCGGCGTTCAGCCCAAAAAAAGCAGCAGGATAGCGTTGCAGAGCTTCAGGTCTCTGTTGCCCATAGTGGCGAAGAAGCCGGGGTTCCGTCCCGTCATCGCGGCGAGCATGGCCATCTGCTTTGCCACGTCGTGATCCTTGCGCTTCTGATCCATCGCCATGATCGTCGCCCCGGTCGGCTCGCGGAACACGATCGGCGTCTTGTCTTCGGTCGTGCGCGGGTGAACGACAGGCTCACCGTTTTCGTTGACCTCGACGTGGCCGCTCTCGAGCGCGGCAACCACGCGGCGACGAAATTGCTCGAACGACTTCTTGTCCTCGTCGTCCATGCCCTTCGGATCGAGGTCCAGATCCATCGCCTCCGCGAAGCGCTCGAATTCCTGCTCGGCCATCTCCGTGGCCACCTTCTGTTCCTTCATAACTTTCCTTCCCAACGGGGCCGTCCCCGCTGATTCAGCTGTTCGGCTTGCGGAACACCGCCCCGATGTCCCGCCACTTCCCTTCCTTGTCCGAGTGCATCTCGAGCAGCGTGAGCTTTGCCCAACGCGCGAGAGCGTCCATCGAATCGGGAAGGAATCTGTAGCAATCGACCGGGTAGCGGTGCACTTCGCCTTTCGACGGCGCGATGATGATCGCGTGCCCGCCAGGCTTGAGCACTCGTGCGATGTTCTGCAGCGTCACCCAGAACCAGCCGTCGTGCTCGAGTGTCTGGCCGCTGACCACGGCGTCGAACACATCGTCAGCGATCGGCCATTCGTAGCCGGTGACCACGATGTCGGCGTTCTGATAGTCGAGCGACGTGTACTTGCAATCTTCGAAGAGCGGACGATACGAGCCGTTCACGTCCGCGCCGCCCACGTCGAGCACGCTTGAGCCTGGCTTGATGCAGCCACGGAGCTGCTCCATCAGGCGGTAGCTGCCCTTGTGCATCAGAGGCGCTTTGCCTTGGGGGCGTCCTTGTGGCCGACCCCATCGGCGCGATAAAAATGCTGAACGTAGAGCCCACGCAACAGCAGGATTTTCTTGCCTAACCGCTTCACCTCGCGGTGGGCGGCGTTATCAATTCCAAAAAATCCGTCGCAGAACTGGAGCTTCCCGAGCACTGGAGCTGTGAAGCACATGACGACACCGCTCAGCAGGTGCTTGTCGGTGATGTCGATCGCTTCTGTGCCGTAGCGCTTCTGGAGGTCGAGCCCGAACTTGCGGTGCGCCAGCATGTCGTGGCCAGGCGGTGCGTCCTTTGGGATCTGCTGAGCATTGCCGATCCGATTCGTCATCGCGCCGAAAAGGCCGGCGTCTGGGTAGCGCTTGATCGCTTCGAGCAGCTGCGGATACCAAGTGCGCGTTGTCCAGCAAGCGTCGTGGTCGAGGAATACGACGTGATCTTCCGGATCCAGCCGACCGATGATCTCCCGGTAGGCCCTGCCGAGGTTTCGCTCGACGTCGTAGGCGATCGCTGTGACGAGCATCTTACTTGCTGGTGATCGCGATCACGACCTCGGGGCCACGCGAACCTTCCGCACGGGTGAACGAGCAGGAAAGGGCGGCGTCGTTGGCCTCGCGATCCATGGCCTCGAGCGAGATCCGAACATCGAACCACGAGCCGCGATCCGTGACCTCGTGCTCGCCCGATTCCTTGAAGTAGATCGAGCGGCTGATACCGAGGACGACTCGAGGCGCGTGCCGCAGCGCCGTGGCGACCATCGGGAACCAGTGCTTCTGATGCTGGATGACGCTGCGCGCGACCACGACTTCGGCGGACGGCACACGATGCGCAGCCGAGAGCACCTCGAACTGCCCAGCCTCGAATGTCGCCGCGGCGCCGAGCCGCTGTTGGGCGGCGAGCACTGCGGCTCGAGAAATGTCGCAGCCCCAGTAGCGGCCGGAAAACCCGGCGGCAATGAGCATTCGCGCGAGATGGCCAGCGCCGCACCCGATCTCGATCACAGACTTGCGGCTGACGACTTCGGCCGCGAGCAGCTCGTTCATCGGCAGGTCAGCGCAGCGCTCGGCCATTGCGTCCCAGTAGTCCGCGCCGTGATGGCGCCACTTGTCACCGAATGGCATGGCTTTCCTTGCTGAATGCGGCGTGGATTCGTTCGTGCCGTGTGAACGTCGGCTCGCGTAGTTTGAAGCCCAACGGCTCGACCGCGGACTGCAGGCTCTCGGGCGTGTATTCGCGGTAATGGTAGGGGCGCAGTGGCTTTCGTTCTGGTGGCGTCGTCACGTAGAGCGTGCCACCCGAGCAGAGCACACGGTGCGCCTCGCGCAGCGCCGATGCCGGCAACGGGTCCGGCAGGTGCTCGATCACGTCACCGAGCAGCACCGCGTCGAACGAGCCGGCATCGAACGGCAGGGAGCCCGCGTTGCCCTCGATCACGTCCACGCCGTGGCCTTGAGCCAGCCTCACTGCGATCGTGTCCAGCTCGACACCGCGGGCGCCGATCACATGCGCGATCAGCCCGTCGCCCGCGCCAACGTCCAGGATCCGTTCGCCCTTCACCCAGCCGAGAAGCGCGTTCACGTAGTCCCGATACACGCTCGGCTTGGCGTACTCCCGCCAGTGGTAGTCGCCGAGGCGGCGGTACTTGTCGAACTCGATCACAGATACTTGCGCTCTCGTTTGCGCCGCGCCAGCCACGGGAGCGACGTGTAGAAGCCGGGGATCTCGCCCGGTGGTAGACCGAGCTTCCAGGCAACGAACGGCAGGCTCACCTGGTCGCGCTCGGAGCCGCGTTCGATCTCTGCCCACCAGTCATCGCCCAGAAGCCGGCTCTCTGGATCGCCGCGGCGCGCGATGATGTTGCCAGCCCAGAGCCCGAAGCGCTCTGGCATGCCTACCGCTCGGTACCGATCGGCCTGTGCGGTCAGCGCCTCGGGCTCCTCCACACGGTTTTTCTCCAGGCACACGGCGGCCTCGTCGAACAGGCAATCTCGATTCGGGTGCCGCGTCGCCGCCCAGTGGTGACGTTCAAGCGCAGCTTCCGCGACGGGGCGCGGGTCGGCTACGACCTGGAACTCGGCGTCGATGTAGAGCGTTGGGCCGGAGACGTACCGGTGGAGCAGTGCCTTCACGTGGCGATTGCTGCGGCGCGGGGACAGGGCGCGCTGCTGGTGGACGACCTGCCAGCGCTCAGACCTCAGATCCGCGCGATCCGTGAAGCAGACGAAACGGCAGCCCCAGTAATCTTTCGGCTCATGCAGCGGGAACCCGGGGCCGAAGATGGCCGTGACGACTGTCAGCACCCGACCACCTGACGGCAGATCGAAAGCACGCGGTGGGCGACGGTGTGCCGGGTGGCGTGGAGCAGCTTGCCGGCGGCGGCGATCCGCTTCCGCTCGGCCTCGTCGCTGTCGAGCTCGACCAGGCGCGGCAGGAGGTCCACCGCCGCGTCGAAGATGATCGCGTTCTCGCCGTCCGCGAACAGCTCCTCGCAGCCTGGGAACCGCTGCAGCAGCATCAGCCCGCCGCAGGCGAGGACAGAATACGTCCTGACGCTCGTATACCCAGGCGCCAGCGGTGAAGTGCTCAGGACGTAGCGGGCGCTCGGGTAGAGCGTCGGGAGCTGGGCCTCGATCTTGAGTCGCTCGTCCCGTTTCCTGGCGTTCACCACCGTGGCGCCGATCGTTCGGCAGAGCTCGCCGCGGCCCTGGTGGTAGGTCTTGTTCGCTACGTCCCCTACAAAAAGGACCCGTGGGCCGCCTGGCGCCGGCGTGGAGGGGCGCAGCGGGCTCGCCTGCGGCGCGTAGCCGACGGGGCAGCCCAGGGCAGCACCCCATTGCGCCGGGTCGTAGGTGACGCCCTCAGGTGACAGCCAGCGGCCGTTATAGGTCAGGAAGACGTGGTGTACTCGGCCGCGCAGGGGAGCTCCGACCGAGGCGGGTCTTAAATCCCAGAAATGCAGCACCGTCCGCTTCGCCGCCGTCCAGAGCCCGGGGACCTTGAGCAGCTCGCCGATCCTGGTGTTGGTGACGATCGCGACGTCGTACTGCCGGCTGAGCTTGTCGCCGAGCTCGGGGTCGAGCGCGTGGGAGTATTCGAGATCGAGACCGACCGTCGGCAGCACCGTCCGCGCCTCGATCGCGCCATCGCCGCCGGGGAAGCCAGCGCCGGAGAGGCCGTAGAGCAGCACCCGCAGCCCGCGCACCGGGGCCGCGAGCTCGGCCAGGCTGTCACGCCAAGGGGTCTGCATGCCGGTGGTGGCCCCTCACGAAGTGCGGGCTCGAGCCCTGCCCGTAGACGTCGGAGCCGAGCGGCGAGCAATTCAGCCCCGCCTGCCAGAGCACGTAGGGGAAGCTCACCTGGTCGCGCAGGGTGTGCCGCTCAAGCTGTGCCCACCAGTCGTGACCGAGCTCGACCGTCGCGTCGGTGCGCCGGCGGGCGACCACCATCGTATTGAAGAGCCCGTGCTGCTTGGGAAACCCAGCGCCGTTGTACTCGGTGGTCTGGATGGTCAGCTCCCGCTCGGGCGCGATCCGCAACGATGCGCACTCCCTGGCCTCGTCGTAGAGGCATTGCCGCCAAGGGTGAGGGTAGCTCGCGATCGCGGAGGACCTCAGGGCACGGCGCAGCAGCTGCCGCAGCGGCGCGCCCGTGGGTGTGATCCTGCCGTCGATCCAAACCACGACATCGCCATCGACGCGGTCCAGCGCCAGCGTCTTGACCTTGCGGGCGGCGCGGCGCGGGTCGTTCGAAGTTGGCTGTCTGACGACCGTCCAGCCCGGCGGCGCCGTCACGGCGTCGGTGAACAGCACGCATTTGTCGACATCCAGTGGAGGCAAACGGGCCGGCTCATCGCGCCCGCCGAAGATGGCCGAAACGAGCACCACCTTGCCGAGGCCGAGCGGTTCAACGTGCTCCTCCCAGCGGCTTGCCGGAACGAGCCCGACGAAACGCACACGGTTGCGCTCGAGCGCGCCGTAGGTCAGGTCGCTCATGGGCGGCACACCGACCAGCGGATCGTGGTTCCTGCCGCGCCGGACGACGCCGACGCCGTGGTCAGAATCGATCGTGAACGCCACGAGGTCAGGGCGCTTCCTGAGCTCGACCATCGCCTTCCAGCAGTCGCCGTTCCAGACGCCGACCATCCGTGGCACGCGCTGAGCCAGCTCGCTCTGCGGGTTGCAGTCGTGCATCACGATCGTGCCGCCATCGGCCAGATGCCTGAGCGCGTTGTCGACGTCGCGCAGCACCTGATCGGCGTGGTGCAGACCGTCTACCAGAATCACGTCGAAGCGTTGCCTTGGAGACACGCGCGCGAAGAAGTCGTCCGACGTCTGACGAAACAGCTGGTGGAAGTAGCGCTGCGCTCCACCGACCGGCTGCGGATCGACGCCCCACTTCTGGGCCGCCTCCACCTTCGCTGCGCACTTGCCGCGCTGCACGCCGATCTCTAGGTAACGACGCTGCTTGGTCGTGCTGAGAAGTTCGCTGATTACATCCCAGCGAAGGACGGTGTCGGTGCTCAATTCAGCCCAATCGGTGCACAGCCCAGCCCTTCGAGCTGCCGTGCCGTTTGATCGCCTCGTTGCGCCGGCGATGACCCTGCATTTGGCTGGTCTTGTAGAGACCTTTGGGGTCGAGCGGCGCCAGCGATTTCAGCCAGTGCGCCTGATGCGCGATGAGCCAGATCGGCACCTTGTTCTGCTGCGCCCAGAGCGCGACTTGCAGGTCCGCCATGTTTTGCTCGGGCCACTCCGTCGGCACCTTGAGCCGCCGCGTATCCCAGGCCATCACGCCCGTGCCGGCGTGGTTCACCCAGCGGCCTTCGTCGATCCTGAGGTAGAAGAGCCCGACCGAACCGGGCATGACATCGTGCACGTTGCCAGCTCGAGGCTTGTAGGTGCGTCCGTGGCAGGCGACCAGGGCGCGACCTTTCCAGCGCGCGACCGCATCCACCATCCTCGCCACGTAGTCGGGCGGATAGAGCATGTCATCGTCGGTCGTGCAGTAGACGCCGTCCCACTCGCTGGCCCAGCGAAACTTGCGCTCGGCGCCGAGGTTCTCGCGCGAGAGCTCGTAGCGGAGACGGCCGGCGCGTTCGAGCTCGAGCACGAGCTCCGGCGGCTTTTCGTAGCCGTTCAGGAAGATGGCGATCTGGTCGACCTGCGGCAGCAGCGTCCCGAGGACTTCAGGCAGGAAGGCGGCGCGGCGCGGCTGGCTAGCCATGGCGGCCATCACCGGCGGTCTAGTCACGCACGCCCTGAAAACACAAAGAGCTTCGAGCAACCGGCGTCCACACCGATCACTCGAAGCTCTTCTTCGGCGAACATGCCGAGCACGGCGACGATCGCCTCGCTTCCCTTGGTTGTTGCGATGAGATCGTCTCGTGCGCTCATTTCCTGCGCCTACTGCTGAGTCAACTTCTCCTTGCCGGAGAGCGTGATTGGCACCGTCGCGTTCTGCGTCGATCCCTTCACGTCGCCGGTCACGGTGCCCTTGCCCTGGTACACGTGCCCGCTCACGAGTTCGATCGTGATTGGCACGAACGTGTTGCCGTCCGCGATCTCCTGGAGGAATTCGAGGTCGACGCGATCGTGATCGAGAACCAATGGAACGTTCTCGAGCATCCACACCTTTCGCGTCTTGATGAGCCGCGCGGTGCCATCGCCATTCGGGGATGCTTCATTTGTGAATCCGCCGAGGTCCATGCTGACGTCGGCATCCGCCGCGACGGAGAACAGACGCCCGCGGATCGACACGCTGAGAATGCTGCCGCCTACCATGATAGTAGTCCCTTTGAGTCGAGGCACACGTCGGCCAGCCCGACTGCGCCCCGTGGCGCTCAGGCTTGCTCAGTGCGCGTTGATGGTTTGGTTACGCGCGCTCTAGGCGGCGGCCGAGAAAAAGAACCCAAATTCGAGCGTTACATCGATGATGTTCGCGTTGCCCGAGAGCTGCAGCGGCATCACGACGTTCAGCCGCTTCGGATTCATCGAATCGATCGTCGCAGTCAGCGCTGCCTTCGCGGCTGCCGGATCGCTGATGATCGCCTGGGACGCGAGATCGTCGAGCAGCGCAGCCAGCTCGGCCTTGGCCATGCTCGGCTTCTTCGCCGTGGGATTCACCGTCGTCTGGTCGTCTGGCACGAGCGGCGCGCCGTCCCACTCCTCGGAGTCGAAGATGAGCTGGACGTTGTAGATGATGTTCTGCAGCTTCACGATGTCGACGACGTAGCGGTAAGCCGGAGGCTCTTCGCCGTTCGGCGCGTAGAACGTGACGGTGTCCTGCAGGTTGATGACGCCGTTCTTGATCTTGACCGTTGAGCTGCCGGCCTTGAGCGCGATGTCGCGCGAGGCGTAGTCCCACTGCTCGCCGTCGGTGCCGGGGATGAGCCCGGTCGCGCGCTGACTGCCGTAGTCGTGCGGCGGGTTGTTGTTGGCGAGTTTCGCGATCCGCGCGAGCTCCCGGGCCGCCACCACGAAGGGCAGGTTGGGAGAGCCGGGAGCCACGAGCTGACCGTTGATGCGGTCGGCCGTACGCGCAGCCGAGACGGTAGTCGCGGTGGCCACCACAGCCTCGGTGTTGCCGGTGAAGACCACGAAAGGCTTGTGTCGAAGAGCTCCCCATCGGCCTTCGCCCTCGTCCTGGAACTCGTTCAGGATGGCCGTGTCGGCGATGTTCAGTCCGTTCAGAACCATCGTCTCCCAGATGTCGCCCATCTGCGCGAGCGCAGCGGTGATGTCCGGGTTCACGAGGCCGCCCGCAGGCTGGACGATCGCGAAGGTGGTGCCGAGCGTCACGTCGCCGATGATCTCGACCACGAGATCGTTTCCGGTCGGACCTTCCCACTTCGCCGCGAGGCCGACGCTCGTGGTGTTGTTGGTCGCCACCACAGGCATTTCCGGAACCGCGTTGATCGCCGTCGTGATGCTGGCGCAGATGGTCGCAACGGTTGCGCTGACAGCGATGGTGAATGGCGCCGAGAGATAGCCGCTCACGCGCACTCGATACTCGGCTGCCGTCGTCTGGGCGCCGCTCGGCGTGATCGTGCCCGTCGCCGCTACACCCTCGTAGCCGTCCTCCAGCGGGTAGACGGTGACCGGGATCGTCCCCACGCCGTCGCCGTTGACCGGCAAGAGCTCGCGCAAGATCAGGTGGATCGGGCTGCCGAACCCGTAGCGATTGCCCGCAGCAGTGGCGCCGGTCGCCTGCCACTTCGTCGTGTCGATCGTGACCGAGCTACGGCCCTGTGCGAATACGGCGATGCGCTGCGGCAGGAACAGCACCTGACCGCCGCGGAAATCCTTGAACTGCGTATCGATGCCTACCGCACGCGCGCGCGCAGATGCGTCAATGCCCATTGTCGTTCACTCCTGGGAAAGGGAAACGGGACTCCAGACTAGGAGTCCGCAAATTCGAACTGAGTGGCGAGGATGAGTTCGCCGTTGTCGGCGCGCGTCACCTCGAGCGAGACCGTTTCGAGCGGCTGACCCACTACCTGCGGCGAAAGCTCCTTGAACTCGACGCCGAGCGACAAGCGGCAACCGACGATGCGCTGCGCTGGACGATCGTCGATCTGCGGCTGAAAGCTCTGGATGCTCTCGACTATCCGGCGCCCGACGACGCCCGTCATGCCGAGCGTCACGTAGTGGCCAGACATCAGAATGTTGCGAACCAGGCGAGCGGCGCGATGCGCTTCGAATGCGGCGCGCGCGTCACCGGGATCGTGACCACCGTCGGCCGAGGCGGTGGAAATCCCGTAGCCGTAACAGTCGATGTTGAACGTGCCGTCGTACTGTTGCTTCTCGACGACGTTGCTTGCGCGCAGGTTGACCTGGGACCGGTCGAACCAAACGTTCACGATCGGTGAGGTGTCGTCCTCGTCGGTCGGTTGGTTCGGGTCGGGACGATTGATGAACTCCGACCAGGCATTGGATCGCTCGGTGAAAACCCGGAGCTTCCAGAGCTGCGGGTCATTGCCGGCGAGCTGCGCCAACTGCTGCTGCTCCGCCGATTCCACGGCCAAGATCGCGCCGATCTGATCGCGGACCTGTTCGCCGTAATCGACTTTGTCGATCAGCTCCGTGAGCCTGGCGGGCATCTATTCTTTCCAGGCTTCGAGTCGGCACACCAAACAACCGAGCTTGTCTGGTAGCGCCTCGGATACCTTGAATGTCTGATCGTCACCGGTCGGCGTGGTGAACCTGACCAGCCACGGGCGCCTCGACGAGTCCGCGATCGCGCGCGGGATTCCGATGCCGGCCTCCTGCAGAGCGAGGATCGAAAGCGCCACCGACACGTTGCTGCCCGTCACCGCCACGCCCGTTTGCGCGTCGATGGCGAGGTAGTGGTCGGTCTGCAGGCCCTTCAGCGTTGCCGATTCTCCGTCCGGATTCGTGACGACGATCTCGACCGCGAAATCGTTCGTGTCCTCCAGAATCGCGCGGAGGTCGGCCTTGGCCTGTTCGAGGAGGCTCACGGCTTGCGGACGACGTGCCCTGATCGCACGAGCTCGGCGAGCGCGTCCTGCCCGCCAGACAAGTCCCGCGCCTTGATCGGCTGGAAGGCGCCGATGCGCCCGCGGAGCCCGTGCACGACGCAACCCTGCGCGACGGTGTAGCGTCCGCCCAGCGTTGCGGGAACGGTGACCGGCGCCGGCTCCTGGACAGCCTTGGTCGGCTCGGGCTCCTGGCGCACGGGAGGCGCTTCGGCTGCCGCTGTCAGCGCCTGAGCTGGCTCCTCACGCGGCGCGCGCTTCGTGGCCCCGAACGGTGCTGGCGCAAATGGCGCGCCGCTGGCTGCGGCGACCGCTGCCTGCGCCGCTGCGGTGTCGTCGGTGAAGGCGTCATCGACTGCGTCGATAGAGACGACCATCGAGCCAGCGGCCAGCGCGGCGACCTGCTCGCGCAGCTCCTCCACCTTCTTCCCCAGGGAGGCGTTGTTCAGCCGTTCGGTTTCGACCGAGACGCCAAGCTCTGCGCTCAGCGCCTCGATCTCCACCTTCAGCTCACGGTTGGTCGCCATCAGACCACGACGTCGAGGCGCCCGAACGAATCGATCTCGGTCGGGATCGTGAGAGGGCGACAGGCCACCGACACCGACAGTGTTTGCCCATCGGGCTCGAACCACGAGTTCAGGGTCATGTCGAGGCTGGAACGCGAGTCCGTCACCCTGCTGGGCAGGTACTGGACAGCGCGCGTCTCCGGCTGGGCCAGCAGCGGCACGCCGCCGTAGGTGAGGTCCATTCGCGCCTTGCTCGAGAGCATGAGGATGTTCTCGGGCGAGACGAACGGAGTCGACTCACCGGTCTGCGGGTGGACGAAGTGACCGTCGTAACCCCACAGCTGGTAGCGGTAGTTGTTGATGGTGATCTCACCCAGGAAGTTCGCGCCGTCGACGCCGGGGCGCTCGGGCACGAGCTGCGGGCGGTTGCCATAGAAGCCGTCTGCCTTGAGCCGGGTCTGGATGTTCGTGGCCGCCAGCAGGCGCTCCTGAGCCGTGGTGCCGAGGATCAAGGTGTCCGGGCTGCGACGCCCGTTTCGCCTGATCGTCTGCGCCAGCGAGTCGATGTCCGCCACCCGATCGCCGCCCGTTCCGTCTGCGGCCCAGCTGGTTCCGACGGTGACGAAGTGGTTGTTCTTCGGCTGGAAATCGACGGTGTAGATCGCGACGCCGTTGCTGTCGACCAGCGTCACGGTACCGGTCTGCAGCACCTGACTCGCCTGCCACTCGATGGACCGACGGATCCGATTCTGCAACTTGGCAGACGTGCGCGCGATCCTGAGAATCGCCTTAGCCTGGTACCCGGAATTCGCGAACGGCGTCTCGCCGGGATCACGCGACAGCAACTGGAACGAGGTCACCGAGCCGACTTCCTTGTAGATCGGCGGGGTGAACTTCTTGTTCGAGTACTTGCTGTTCTCGTTGTAGCGCTGACCGGCGGCGAGGTCTTGGATCGCCACGGCAACGTCTTCCCCGTCGCGCTGGATGTCGATCTCGACGTCCTCGCTCAGGTGGAAGTTTTCGGGTGGGCTCATGAAGAACCCAGAGAGAAACATGGTGGCCGGCGCCAATTCGATGAAGGGGCGCAGCAGCTTGGTGGTAGTAGCGTCGCTCATTTTCGTATCCTTTTTGGGGCAGCGAGGACGCACCTCTGCGCCCCCGCGAGCGCGCTGCCGCGCGAACAGGGAAGCTCGGTGGACCCCTCGAAACGGGTCTGTTGATGACCGCGGCGTCGCTCCGTTGCCGGGAACGCCGCGGTCCGGTGGTTAGTTCATTGAGTCCAGACTAGGACTCGATGGGCTCCGGTTGCGGGTTGTCGGGCCACCCGAGGTTCGCAACGTTCACGGGAACGATCGCGAAGCTTCGCAGTTGATCGATGACGGCGTTGTCGATGTTGCTGTCGTCGCCGTCCGCGTCGATCACGAGGCGATTCTTGTTCACGATGCCGCCGGAGATCACGCGCACAGCCACGTCGCCTGAGCCAGCGGCGCTGACGGCGTGAGCGAGCACGACCTTGGGGATGCCGTTCTCGTTCGAGCTGCCGCCCTTGACGTACAACTGCAGCTTCAGCGTGCCGTTGTGTCGAGCAAGGATGGTGCCCTCGACGAGTTCGTCGGCGCCCGCCAGGTTGAGCAGTTCATCCCGGAATTCGCAGTCGCGGACCTGCACGGTACCGAGGTCGACCGTAGTGTTGACCAGATTGGACATGGCTTTCTGTACCTTTCAGAAGGGTGGGCTTAGGCCAGGGTCTCGCCGCTCATGAGCTTGTCCAGCTCGTCGGCGACCGCGTCCCGACCGCTCTTGTTTTCCTTCGGCTTCGCGCCGTTGGCAGCGGCGCCGGCGGCGTCGGTCTCTTCCTGGCGGTCCGCAATGGCGTTGCGCTTGAGAGCCGCCGCCATGTAGTCGGCGTGCATGTCGTTGAGGCTCGCGCCCGAGCCGATCGCCTTGTGGGCAGCCTCGATGTCGCCGCTCGACGTGCCGACCTTCAGGTGGTCGGTGCAGCGCTTGCGCTCCTGCTCCGCGCCTTCCTTGATGCCGTCGGCCTTGCCGCTCTTCACGGCCTCTTCGTTCTTCTTGTCCAGCGCCGCGAAAAGCTCCGGGTGCTGGGCTCGCAGTTCAGCTTCGGTCATGTGTTTCCTCTTCGGTTGAGCCCCGCCGGAACCGGCGGATGCATTGTTCGGCGCGGGCGCCGCGGCGGGTGCCGTGGGTTCCGCGCTTGATTCTTGGGGTGCTGCGGCGACTGACGCCGGTGTCCCCAACACCATCGTGACGACGTCGCTGACCCGTGCGGTCGACAGCTCCGGCGCAGCCTTACGCAAGGCGGCCTTGAGCTGCCCTGCGATTTCTTCCGTGTTGAGACTGGGCTCCCGCGTCTCGGCCGCGTAGCGGCCAGCGCGCGCACGTTTTGGCTGCTTCGCCAGCTTGTCGATCATTCCGCGCTTCTGCGCGGTGCCGGCGATGAACATGCCGCCCTGACCGAACTCGGCGTTCACGGTCTTCACCGTGACGTCCTCGCCCGTCGTGGCCGATCGCCCGCGTGCGATGGCCGCGGCGAATTGCTCATGCAGCGCGTCGAGCTGTTCCCGGACGACGGCCTTGCCCTCATCCGTCGCCATATCCGGCCGCTTCTTCGGGGCGTCCGTGCTGGCGATGTCGACGATCTCGTTGTCGAGGAAGTAGCTCGCCGCGACGCCGATGCTGCCGAACTCGGACGCCGGAGTGACCGCCTCGATCGGGCCAGCCACGGCGGCCAGTCCGTAGGCAGCGGACGCAGCCAGCGATGCTCGCACACGGAGCGGCTTGGAGAAGGCGTCGAGCGACGCGAAGGTTTCGAAGAGCCCATCCAGGTGGCCGCCCGGGCTCGAGACGTACAGGACCGCGTCCTTGACGGAAGGGTCCGAGTCGGCGAGCGCGAGAGCTTTGCGGATGCTTTCGTATGTCGTGTTGCCGCCGCCGAAGAGCAGGGCGAAGCAGTCAGGCTTCTCGGTGAGAACGCCTTCGACGTTGATCTGAGCCGTGCTGCCGGCGACCTGCATGTTGCGCGGCTGATCGTTCGGGCCGGCGGCGTAGGCCTCGCGCATCTGATCGGCGAAGCGAGCGCGCTCCTCGAGCGTCGGCTCGTAGCCCAGCGCGCGCGCAGAGCGCATGGCCTGCAGAACTTCGGGTTTCAGGAGCCACATCAGTCGTCGTCCTTCTGTTCGTCGCCGTCGCCCTTGTCGTCGCCGTCGCCCTTGTCGTCGCCGTCGCCCTTGTCGTCGCCAGGCTCAGGCGGGTCCGGCGGTAACGGCTGCGAGGTTGACTTCATCGCCGCTTTGACCTCGAGCAGCGGGCGCATAGCCTCAGCAAGTTGCTCGTTTTCGCGACGAAGTTTCTGAACGTTCTTCGAAAACTTCGTGCCGTTGATCTCTCGCGACGCGCGATCGTGAGTGATGAAGCCCTTTGCGACCTGCTCGGTGTACGCGCGAACCAACTTCAGCTGATCGATCGCTGGCTTGATGTTGCCGGACCAATCGCTGGAGACCCACGCGCCGTAGATGTCGTCGAGCTTTCCACGCGGGTCCTTGAACGCATCGAGGAATCCCTCCGCGTCCACGCGACCGGCTAGCACCTGCGAGAGCAGCCACTCCTCGTAGATCGGCCCGCAGAACGACTCGCCAAAACGGGTCCGCGTCGGGTTCAGGTAAAGCTTGAACTCGCTGATCGCTGCCTGGCTCGCGCTGTAGTTGCTCGAGAACGTTTTCCTCAAGATCTCTGGCGGGATCTCGAGCGCCCAGCCCACCGCCGAAACGAGGGCCTCCTCGAAGGCGCCGAAGCTCTCGACGGTGTTGTTCGTCGGGAATGCCTTCGGGATCTCGCCGACCTGTAGCTCGTCGAGCACGAGGCCAGGGATCCCTTCGACCGTGCGGAACCTTCGCTCGGCGCCGCTATTGTCGGTAGTCGATTCGATGCCGCGATGCGTCGCGCCCGCCGCGAGTGGACGGGAGCCCATGCGCTCTTCGTTCTTCTCGATGTACATGGCGAGCATCGAGTTGATGACCGCCTTGCGCTGAGTGCTGTCTCGGTACCGGTCGATTTCCTTGAGCGACTGCAGCACGAGTGCGAGCACGGGCACGCCGCGCACGTCGTTCATGCGCTTGTCGGTGCCGTACACCAGCCAGGCGATCCGGCGCCCCGACTTCTCGCCGTACGCTGGAATGCGTTTGAACGAGCCGTCGTCCTGGACAACCCAGTAGGCGACATGCCGGCGCCGCTCGTCGAGCTCCACGCCGTGCTCGACCGTCACTTTGCGGTTCACGCCGATCGGAGTCTGCACGGCAGCGCCGCTGATGAGCCGGACGCGCGGCAGTCTCGTGCGCTGATCCTGCTGCAAGATGCACAGCACGTCGCCAGCGATCAGCGCTTCGCGGTAAGCCTCAGTCTGCAGCGCGCCGAACGTCAGCCGTTCGTGGTAGTCGCAGAGGTAGGGATTCTTTTCCCAAAGCCGAAAGCGGTTCTCGACTTCCTCGGACCACGGCGCGAGAGCGTCCTCTTCGCGGCCAAGGATCTTTTCCTCGGGCGTGGCCTCAAGGTGCAACCCCTCATTGATGACGTTGGTTACGAAGCAGCGGATGATGCCGCGGCCGTAGAGGTTGCGCTCATAGAGCTCCGCGGACCGGGCTCTGAGGGCCCAATAATCTCTAAAAATTAAATCAATCGGACCCAGCCCACCGGCGAATTTCTCGCCGTGGTCGTACACCATGCGGTAGCCGGGCAGCGAACTGACAGCCACGCGGGGGACGCTGGGCTCGGTGCTGACCGGTGGCGGCGGAGCGGGCGGAGCAGCAGACCCGTACAACGTATCGAACAGGTCCGCCTTTTTCCCGAAGCTAAAACCGAACACGTTTACCACCCGGGCACGCTGCGGTAAGCGGCATTGCCGTTCACGCGCGCGTCGAGCACGGAGAGCAGGTTGTATTGTGACTGCAGGGCGCTCTGAGCGGTCGCTAGATTCTGTCGCGTGACCAGCAACCGCGTCTGACCGGTGTCGATCTGATAGCTGGCTCTGCTGTCCGACTGCACCGTCGCAATCGCGGTCTCGTAAGCGATGATCGTCGCCTTGACCTGCGCGATCCTTTCGCTGAGGAAGGTTTCGATCTCGTTCATCGGCGCTCCGCTCGCCGACGTGCGGCGCTCAGGTGAAGAACAGACTCTCGGTTTCGCAGCGGCTCTCGAACGTCTGCCAGGCCATGTCGATCTTCCACCAGATGCACATGTCCCAACACATCAGCTCGAGCGCGGCGTGCCCGTAGACCATGAGATCCCAGAGCTCGTTTGGCGCCCCGGGTATGCGCCGCCACTGAAAGCCGCTCTCTTGCCCTGTCGCGGTCGCTGGCCGCGGGTGCTTGGTCTCGACCGTCAGCTCTTTCAGCTGCGCGTCAGTGATATCGATCGGCGCGTTGAAGTGACCGAACGGCTGCACGCTCAGCCCGTCCCAATCACGCCGTAGCGCGGCGCTGATCCGGTCCTTGTAGCGGTCAACGGTCAGCAGGAAGCCACGGAGACCACCCGGCGTTTTCAGCTCCGAGAACTCACGCGGCGACGAATTGCGGCTCTGGATCTCGCGACCCTTGATCGGATAGACGCCCTGCGTAAATCCGGAGCAGTAGGTGTAGACCTGATCGGCAAGGTAGCCCGAGTCGATGAGCGTCAGGCTGCTGCCGATCCGGTAGCGCTTGCCGTCGTCGGCCACGTACTCCTTGGTCTCGATCAGCTCCCGGAGGCGCCCCCAGGTAGCGCGGTCGTCCAGCTGCTCGGTGTTGCCCTCGAACCGCCAGTAGTCGATCAGGATCGATCGGCGGTCCTTGCACCAGCCGAATACCGCGACCGCCAGGTTGTCCTTCTGCACGTCGACCGAGCAGGTGAGGACGAGTACGGGGCTGCCGCAGTACTTCTGCGCGAACTTGTTGGGCACCTGCCCGAAGTGGTAATCGCTGCGCCGGTGAGCGGAGACGGCGTCGAAGCGGACCTTCTCGCCCGTCATCTCGAACGGCTCGCCCAGCACGTTGTTGTAGAAAACCTGGAGCGTCCCCGAGTCCCTCATCCGGTCGCGCTCGACGTCCCAAGCGTCCAACCACTTGTGCACGCATGACGCCCAGGTCTGCATGCTCGGCGGCGAGTACAGCGCGCTCAGGTGGTAGCTACGGTGCGTCGGATCGGCGGACTCGGCGGTCGGTTGCCACTCGGCGCCGTTCGCCGGCGAGAGCAGCCTGACCTTGTCCGCGTTCGTGTGCGGGTGCGCGCATTCGCGGCACAGGTAGCGGACCGAGTCGGGAATGAGCCGGCCGTTCTCGAGCTCCCAGACGATCCCCGTGCGCTCGCCCGTCTGCTTGTTGTCCCGCCGCCACTTGAGCGTCTGCGGGAAGCTGCACTTGAGGCAGCGGACGAAGTAGCGTCGCCGGTCGCCGCGCAGGAACCGCGCATGGATCTTCGACTGCCCTTTGATGAGCGGGGTCGAGATGTCGAGGATCTTGCGCGAGCCGTGGAACGCAGCCGAACGGTCGGCGCTGATCTTCAGCGGGTCGCCGTCCTTGCCGATCACCAGCGGCCAGCCGTCGACCTCGTCGCGCAGAATGTACTGGGCCGAAAACGAACGGAGCGCCGCGGGATTCTGGGCGCCGAGAGGGAGCAGGAAACCGCCGCCCTCCCATTCGATCTTCGTCGCAGTATTGTGAGTCGGGACGTATCCGCGTCCACACAAGAACAGGTGATCCTGGTGGGCGACGCCGATGCACTTTACGGTGCGCCTTCCGACTGGCTCGATCGAAACAATCGAATTGCACAGAGCTCTACTGCAGAGGCTTTCTTTCTGGCGTGCCAGCTTGCGTGGCAGTGCGAACGCGCCGAAGCTCCTGTCGGCAAAGAACCTTAAATTATAAGCAAGACTTTCTGCGCCGGTCTGAGCCCTGGCGATCTTGCTTGTGACGGAAGCCTTGAGCCCCAGCGAGTTTATCAGCGACCAGACATCGAACGCTAGTTGCTCACTGGTCGACGTAAACGTGCACTCTCCTTCCACCGAAGCGTAACCGTCGGTGTCCATCAGACCGCGCAGCAGTTCCGTCCTCTGCAAGACGCTGGCGCGAAGATAGGCGCTGGGGATGTGTTTGTTACCGAGTACGCCGGCCTTCCGTAGCAGCGTAGTGAAGTTTGCCGTGCCCTTGCCCACGCAACCAGGAACACCGATGCCGTACATCGGGCACTTGTTCGGCTTGGTCGCCCTCTGTTTGATCACATAGCCATCGGCAACGATGCGGCTAAGGACCAGCTCCTCTCCGCGGCCGACCGCAATGCTGCTTCCGGCAGATGTTCCATCGCCGAGCCAGGCACCGAGCGTGTATGGCGCAATCGGCAGGGTAACATTGGAACCAGCGACAGCGCCGGCAACGGGCACGCGAAACCTATAGTCGTTGCCTCGCTTGACCCCAATCTCGTAGAGAGACCTAGTGGTCAGCGTTACCCTTTCGCTGAACCCGCGGCGTCTACTGTCTACTGTCCAACGATGGTCGTCGCTTGCAACGATCGTTTCGCCGTTGGCGAACTTGACGGCAAAGCATTCGCGCTCGTGTATTCCTGATACGCAGTCCACCAAAACGGCTGTGCCGTCCGCTGCGTATACAAGATCGCCGACTTCGATTTCGCCAATCGGCCTAAAGCCAGACGGCGTCGGGATCGGCGTGGATACCTCAAGGGCCTTCCCGCTCTTGCGCTTGTTGCCCTCGTCCGCCGACTTCAGCAGGTGCGTCAGCTCCGAGAACTGGAGCATCGGCGTGATGTAGGAATCGACCCGAAGCTTGGCCATCTTCGCATCGGCCGTGATCAACGCGACCGGCGCGTTCTTCACGAAGTCGATACAGTAGCCGATCGCGTTCTCGAGGATGCCAACGGTCGCGCAGATCTGAACGCCCTTCATCACCGAGACCTCGCGGATCGGTGAGTCGACGCTCAGGCAGTCGACGATCTCCCGCAGGTACGGCGCGACGTCGAAGCGATAGAATCCGGGGAGCGGGGTGACGCTCGGAGGCAGGTAGCGGCGCGCCTCGGCCCACGCGGACGGCTGGAGCGTGACCATCTCGGTTGTCAGCCCAGCAAACTGCGCAGCCAGCCACTCGCGCTGCTCCGCGGTCTCCCAGCCGCCTTGGCTACGCATTGCGGAGCACGCGCTCGGCCGTCGCCTTCATCGGGGCGAGCTGGCCGGACAAGTTGTCGCGCACAAAACGCTCGGCCTCTTCGACCGGAGCCCCGCTCTGCGCGAGCTCGTAGCAGCGCTTGGCCACCGTCTTCGGCGAATCGCTGAGCAGTCGCTTGAACACGGCATCGATGAACGCCAGCACGTGCTGTTCGACCAGTTCGCGCGCGATCAACTCGCCGAGTTTCAGCGCGTTCGCGATCCTGTTCTTGAGCGCCTGCTCTTTCTTGACGTGCGCCTCGAGGATCTTCTGGTAGGCGCGGACGGTGCCGAACTTGTCGACGATCTCGCGCAGCGTCAGGTCCGCCAGTTCCTCCGAGAAACCGGTCTCGTCGAGCCTCGGAACGTAGCGCCCGGGGGGTGCGCCGTCGGAGTCGTGGTCATCGCCGGGAGGCAGTTCTGGCAGCGCCGTCACCCCGTCGTCGGAGTCGCCAGCGTGCCTGGCCAGGTAAGCGCGGGTCGCGTCGTGGTCCAGGTCCACCAGGTCGCCGACCGCCGCCGGCTTGAGCTCTTTGCGGCAGGCTTTCGTGATAGCGGCGGGCGAAACCCCAGCCATTCGCGAGAGATCAGACCGCGAGACAGGACGAGGCATTGAGGGGCACCCGTGTGGGTGCAGGTCGGACGGAATTCGTCGTGGTTAAAATTGAAGTGAGAGTGACTTTGAGCGCGAGGCCGGCCGTGGGCCTCGCTAAC